ATCGAGACCGAGCCAACTAGATAGACGCATATCCTTGTGGTGCACCGAGTTCCAACAGCCATGTCCTCATTCCTTTCTGTATCAAACCTGACTTGTAATTGTTCCTGTCCATATTGCTGTTGCTAACAGTGGTGCTCTGATTGAATAAATAGCGTCACTTACACATCTTGAAAACACTGAACCGTCTACATAGTCTAACATTGAAGGATGATCAAATGCAACGTCTACATTTTCAATTATGGATAGTTTCTCTTGTAGTTGTTCTTCGCTGACTGCATCTACGATATCAAATTCGCCAAAAGTCACTCCTGGTAAAATTTGTTGTATAATGCCGTTTTCTGGATCTGCGTCTTTAGGATATCTTAACTTTATTCCTGGAATATCCGTGTCTGGTTCAATATATTCAAATATTTTATCAGAGTAAAGTGTAAAACCAATGGCCCAACTCATTTGTCCTTTAGTACGTTCAATTAAAGAGTTTGCTAATGCGATCAGTCTGTCAAGTTGTTCTTCACTATCTGGTGTTTCTCCTGTCACTGGGTCAGGTGCAAACAAAGAAAATGTGCAACAAACTAACATCCCATCTTCGACTGGAAAATCATTCGGCAAATTGCGGTAATCAATCGGCATATCATTAACTGTCACGTTCCACATATCTAACATTCCTTTTACGTTAATAGGGTCATAAGTCACATATTTCGTCGTTTTTGGTATTAAACTTATTAACTTATGATTAGCTGATCCTATGTCGACTACTAAGTTGATTTTTGCTTCAAACCAGTTATGTATTGTTTTATATATTTGATATCTTGAGGCATCAGCTAACAAACTTCCAATTGTTGTTTCTCTAAATGGTGATAATAAAATCGGTGTATCACTGCTAATTTTACCATATCCGTATCTTGATGGCATCGTTACTCTATTCAACCGTCTCAAACCTTCAACTCGTGTAGTTAGAGCAAGCCTTGACGGTGAAACAGCTCCGACGACTAATGTTTGTAACGAATTAACGATTGAAGCGCTGATAACATGAGAGCAGTAATGTGACAAGTGGGTAATAGCCAATTCGCTTGATAATGTGTTCACTAATATAGCAAAAGTCATTCCACCTTGTTCCACCATGTCTCTAAATTCTGGCGTAGTTTCATCATCTTTGTTCGGAATTTTTGCTGATAATCTAAATCTGAAACCTTTGTCGTCCACTTTTTCTTCTGGGCTTAAACGAGGATCCATATACATTGTTGACGCTGGATGATTGTAATCACAATACTTTGGCTCGAAATTTTGTTCTGCTTTCATTATTAGCACATACATCTCTGGTGTATAATGATTTTGACCATTACATCTGACGAATCTACATTCACGTGTTCCAGCTCTTGCACCTATCTCTCGTACCTTCTGGATGATTGCGTTCAACACATATGGATGAGGATGATTTACCTTTATCGCACAAGCATCAGACTGACGGACTAATTTTTCAACAATCTGGATTGTAAATTCTAAAACATCAAATGCTCCTTGTTCAGTTCGCGGGCCATCTTGATTTATATCTGATATAATTACATTTCTCATCGTATCTGTTTCCAATTCGGCTCCAAGAATAGTTCGTTGATTACCACTACCAATTGCTCGGTCGCCTTTACCTATTACTTTGATTGTTGGAAATAAGCAAGTTAATATATCAACTAATGGTTCATTTTCTGCTCCCCATATGGTAACGGTTCTTAATTTACTTTTATCATAATCAGTATACGTTAGTCCATCCTTAACCAAAAATTTATTAACCACAATATGTATAAACAACGACAATAATTTAATTGTTGAATTATTAATATGTCTATCTTTCACTTCTTCGTCTGGTAATCTAATTCTTCCAGATTCAAATGTTAACTGCTTTTGTTTGAACGTCAGTGCTTGAAGTAAATGTTGATGTGAGCCAACGATTATTTCCAATTCACCATTTCTTCGTAAACGTCTGAACTCATTCAAATTGCGCGAGATTGATTCAAGAAAGCGACATGATGTTGATAAAGCAAAGTATGATTCTGAGGTTTCATATTGGAATAGTCTAACGTAATCGAATCTAAATTCACCTTCCATATCATCATTGTATTCATCCAAATTTGGTAACATTTCAGTACATTTAAACAAACTGGTCAAATCGTAATTTTGTCGCACATAAGATGAATAATTAATTATATTTAAAGGAGCGGGCCCGTATTGTATGGTGTTTCCTACTAATCTATCGTCATCAATTAACTCTCCATTTGGTATTTGTATGCTAGTAACTGGTGCTCCAACTCTATTTTCGATCAAATCACGTACTTTAAGGTCTTCTGCGTTGTATTTGTATAGCACATATGGTATCAATGGTTTCGAAACTGGATACATGGAATTATCTTTTTTTACTCTAAGCATTAAAGTTGGAATGGCTAATTTAGTTGTATCTTCAAATAGTGATTGTAAAACCGGGCCTAATGTCTTATTTTTAGCAAACTCATCGTATATTGCATGTAATAATGTTATTTTATCAACGTCTTGATCTAAGCCTATCGTCGTTCTTTTTATCGGTACTGGCATCATTGAAGCTGCTCTACATTTGGCTAACCATGGTTCGATCGTTCCAGTCATTAACGTTTCACATTCTCGACTTACTGACACATATTTTCCCCATGTTTCATCTAATTGTATCAAATTTTCAATGCATGATCTCAAAACATGACTGCCTAATTCAGCTTTTGATTTATGTGATATTATGTGTGGATTACCATATTTAGGAATGCTATGCATTACGGAATTTGTGTCTGTCAATAGTTGTTTGAGTGAGTTAACAATATTTGGGCTGTCTTTGCTCATAAACCAGTAAGTATTAAACGGTTCTTCACTTGGCGCGAAAACATCATTTGATCCATAAGACGGAATTATCACATAGGGCATGTCATTATATCTTGATTTTGAAATTGAGTCGACTCGATAGATTAAATTATCTAGCTTACCTGATGTTGTTTCATCTGCATTCCAGCACAATAATTCGGGTTCTTTGATCAATAATTCACGTAATTCATTGTTAGTACTTGTTGTCACTAGTGTTGTCCAAATTCCAATTGCGAATCGTTTGTTTGCATTGATTAATGTTTCGGGTTGAAATGATGGTTGAACTACAGATAGTCGAAATACATTTGCAATTTCGGATTCATCGTACGGTTGAAGTATGTTACGGGTGGTCTTGTATTTTTCGATTCTTGCGATTGCGTCGGTTGAGATTCTGACATATTTCCACATTCCGGTGGGCGTGATGGTATTTTTTCCAGTTTTTTCATCATGTTCGAAGCGTAAAGTTGGTTTATCGAGTATATCTTTGACATTGCTAGGTATTGGGTCTGATCCTGAAGAAAAATCGGAAAGCTCTGCTGTCGGTTCCCAGGGCATCTGTAAATTACTAGGTCTTTATCTAG